ATGGTTACATCTTGTTGGGTAGTATCTACCCAGTCGAAGCCGCAAATAGGACCGGTACCAGCCGTTATGGCAAGAGGTTCCATAATCTCTTTAGATTCTATCAAATCTCCGTAGACTTGGTAGAACCTCGGTTGTACTATCCCATTTACTACTTCGGTTACATTATTCTGTGCCATGGTTATATTTTTAACTTATCGAGGTTCTCATCGATGAATATTAAGGCCTTGGTTAAAGACTCTACCAGTTTCTGGTTTACTGAGTCATCCTCGAGTAAAGCCACGTCATCTGGATTATCCTGGAATAACCACTCGAGGAGTACTCCCCAGTAGTTGTTGCCCATCAGTACAGTGAAATTGGCTTCCTTATCAGAGTCACCGTCTGATGGGTCTGTTCGGTGTTTGTAACCGTCTGCAGTGGGGAAATCTTCCTGTAATTGTTCGAATATTACCGTGGCAAATAAATCTGAACGGGTTTGTCCTTTGGTGGTATATATTTCAAATCCTCTGGCAGTGCACCATTCATTTCCCATGCCTGCGGCATTGTTATGAAGTGAGAGCAGAAATTTAGTTCCCCCTCGAGGAGTATCTAAATTATTTGCAATCTCTTTTCTTCTAGACAACCCGATTTCGGTGTCTTTGGTATTGGTGAATGCTACTTCAAAACCCTCATGTTTGAGACTTTCAGCTAACATTTTACCTACTTTCCTACTCCATAAATATTCTTTATGTCTACCATCTGGAGATTGTTTCCCTGCCACATCTGACCCATGAGCAAAATCTATTATGGGCAATAACCTTCGTGCCATAGCTATAGTTTTTTAAGATACATTAACTTTAATCCATTTAGATACATACCCACTGATTGGTCCATATTGGATATTGTGAATTGGTCCTTCGGTATATATATCTGTTCTATTACCATATCTTTAATTGCCTCGTTATCTTGAGGCTCAAAGATATTTGCCAGAGATTTTCCATTACAGGTGAAGTTTGATAATAATCCGCATAACTCGGAATATTCATTATTCACCAAGCTCTCTACCTTCTTTACAGTTGACTCTTTGTTGTCTATATGATTCTCAAATCTGATTCGCAGTATCGCATACTTCAGGATGTGCCCCAAGCAATTGAATTCCCTACGTATCAGTATCTGAGCTTCAGTTATACCTATGGTAGAGTCAGCAGCTCCATCAAAGAATTCCTTTACCTGTTGTGATGATTCTGATACCACGGTTACCTTTTTATTTAGGTTCCAGATGGTATATACGAACATTACTACCATCACTAAAACCATTACCATGAATATACCGAATATCACTTTGAGTGCCCCATAATTAGAGGCAGCTTCAGCCAGTTCAATCGAAGATTTAGTTAGAGATTGAACTACATGATCAAGTTTGGGGTCTTCTTGAGCAAAAGAAGATAGTAGAGTTATTAGAGGGAGGTTAAGCATATACAATATAGATTACGGCAGTAGTTTGTTCAAATATTACAGAACTGTCCTTGGGTTCAAAATATTTTACATTTACGGGTAGGTACTTATTGACAATGTTTACCAGAGTCTCTCTTACCTTGTCACTGTAGTCGGAGGGATGTTCTAATTGTATTTGTTCCTTTTCAGCCTCTATATCTTCTTCGGTGACATTGGGATTCATCAGCTTCCACTCTTCCAACAGTTGTTCTTGAATCTCCTGGTCTTTCCTTACCATAAAGTCCCATTGACCCTTTGGTATACCAATAGTGAGAATCATTGGGACACATTCCCAACAATCTGTCTCGGTATCATAAGTAGCTGAAGGAGTATCGAAGTGAGAGATAGTATCATAGTTTACAAAACCATCACCTATAGCTTGAGCTATTGAGGCTTTGGTACTTTCATCTACTTCAGTTAGAGTAAATGTCACTCCGTAAAAACGGCCTAATATTTCATAAAACCGTCGAGTACCTCTTATCTTGTACAAAGATATGGCGTATCTTAGAACTAACCGGTAATCAGCAGTGGGAAAACCCCTGTCCTCTTTTACCCAATTCTCTAGATTCTCCTCTGTATAAGGTTCTCCCTTAGTTAATACGCCATAAGCATAAGGAATGAACCCAAAGTATTCCCATAGATAGTTCAGGAATATAGGATTAGCTTTATCCACATCCAAACATTCCATGAAATTATCTATATCGGGCATTACCTCAGTATCGAAATAGCCAGAACATACATCTATGAACCTTTCGAATATACCCTTGCCTTCTGAATCCTGATAGGTATCATTAGCTTTGTAGTAATGGTCGAAAAGATTACTGAAGATGTAATCCCTGAAGAATGTCTTCACTGGATTAAACCACTTCATTGATTATGAGTGTTATGTTATCCGAACTGATAGTAGGGATATTATAGTTGTGTGGAATCAGGTCTACCAATCTACCGTTGCTTCCCATAGGTTGAGTAGTTAATTGATATACGGTTCCGTTTTCGTAGTTTGCGTTTTCAACCGGTAAGTTAATAGTAAGGCTGAACTTTGACTTTGTCAGAGTTACCTCAAGAGGTTTACCATACTGACCCGAGTATAGAGCATTACCAGATAAATCCCTGTTAGCATACACCTTATATAAGGCATTACCGTTTTCTATTACGGTCTGTATGTAACAATTCTCAAAGTCAGATTCCGGAGTAGAAGTTGTAAAGAATATCATCTTAAAATAGGTGATATTCAGTGCTGGCACTGATACTATCTCTTCCGTATTCTGAGAGTTAATGTTTATGGCTATCGGGTATGGTAGTAAATATAGTTCAGTTATGGTAAGGAAGTCAACCATGGGTTGATTATCCATAAGAGCGTACAAATCTGACTGTCTTACCGGTTTATTGATATCAGAGTTTTGATAGTTATAAGCATCTAACAAGGCCTTCTTTACCTGATTGCTTATATCTATAGATTTGAAAGACTTCCTACCGGTTATCTCGGCCGATAAATAAATCTTAGCTGCATGTGTAGAATATACACTTACTCGAGTAGTTAATACCTTGGATGATTCCATCCTATGCCTTACATTATTGATAAGCTCTGTGCTTGCTTCAGAACCACCGTCGGGGGTGATATATACTTCTACATACTTTCCGCAAATGTAATTGCAGTAAGCCTTATCTACCCCATCTATCAACATAGCTATGGCTTCATAATCCTCCTTAGTGATAGCTACCCCAAGAGTTTTGATACTCAACGGGATATGTTCTTTAAGTGTATCAAAATCCTCATAGTCAGAACCTCCAGTAGCAGCTATGGTATTTGTAAGAGTAAGGCCAGAAGTTACATCCGTCATCACAGTGGGAACTTTATCAAACTGGTTTGCGGGTATATTACCGTTTGCACCATAGGTCAGATAATACTGTCCCTTAATGAGTGAGCCTATAGTTGGTTTTCTACCGAACTGACCATCACCGAATACCAGATACGGAGTGAGAGTAGTATCGAGTTCTACCTTGTATACCTTATCACCTGGACCTGAATAAGCAAAGGTATCTACCAGAGTCCAGGCCTCTCCACCAATGGTAAGTACCATAGAACCCTCTACATACTTCTTATCCGTAGGTAAGTCTCCCAAAGTTATGATAATATCATGAGAGGTATAAGTACCCAGTTCTACTTCTTCCACGGCCTCTTTCTGAGCTACCGGTACTTTATAAGTATATGTACCCCTTTCAATAGTTACATTGCGAGTAGTTATCCACTGTTTACCATCCTTTGAATTGAATATAGTGTTCTGGGGTACTTGTATATCTACCGGGAAAGGACTCCCGTCTTGCATATATACTGTTAAGTCTACTGAAGATGGGATAGCTGATTTTATGTGGTAATCTACCAGCTTAGCATGCTTGTACAATGACGAGTACCTTCGGCAGGTTGGAAGGAAAGCTTCTCTTGCCATGCCATCAATGTAGTAGTGTATCACCTCAGCAATACCTGCAAAGATTGAGAGTGTAAGTATGAATATATTACCTTCACTCATATCCGTTATCTCTGGAACCCTTTCATTCAGAGATTGAATTAGTTTGGCTTTTATGTCATTATATGACCTCTGAAAGGGAGTGAGCCAGGGGTTGCTAGTAGACATTTGTTGTGGAATTATTTAAGTTATACTGAAAGTTTAACTCTTCTACCCTCCGAGAGTTCTGCACCTTGAAGTATATAAGGAGTCTTATGGATTCCTTAGTGGGTTTCAGAGCAAATACCTTTAATGCCGTTATCCTTGGTTCCCAGGCTGCTATACCATCCTTCACGAAATTTTTAATCATGAGGTTGAGAGCACTTGTGTTAGGTTCTTCCAAACATTCCCAGGTTCGAGAACCAAAGTCTTCTTGTCTGAATCTTTGGCCTATTTGATAGGTTAAGATAGCTGTGAGGTTCTGCTTTATTAAAGCAACATCTCCTCGGAGTATATACCATCCTATCTTTGGTACTACTCTGCCATCTGGCAGCTGTACTGATTCTAGTTTCCCATCGCTCCCGACTGCTTGTTCAAGCTTTATAGGGAAATAGGCACCACTACCAATACTGTTGAGTTGATTATAGTTTGCCATCAGTTAGGTTGTTTAATTGTTTCACTTTCAATATCCTCCACCTTAGTCTCTTCCAGTTTAGAACTAGCCCAAGATGCAGCAGCAGTTTTCAAAGCAGCACCTCCGTCTTGAGGTTTAGGGGCCCAATTAGTGAATGTCTGCTTTATTTTATTTAGGTCTTGCTCGATTTTGTTTAACCTTTCCACTACTGAATTGGATTCAGGAATACCAACTTCTCCCCCCTGCATTATAATGTTATTCGCATCGACGTTTATGTTACCGTCTAGAGACTTAACAATTATATCTTGTTGGATTATTGCAGTTAATATTCCCGATTCACTTTCATCCAGTATAATCTTATTACCCTTGGGAGTAATAAATCCCAATACATGAGGCTTATCCAATTCCGGAGGCATTTCTCCGATTGCCCACCCATGATAAGACCATAGGGGATGTCTTGGGTCTCCGTTTTCAAATTCCACATATACTATAGAACCTTCACGAGGAGACAACCATTTGAATCCCGAACCAGGACCTCCCTGCTGGTGTTTTGGATATGCCCATACCTCCACTCCCCTCAAAATACTTGGCAGATATATACATACCTTATTCTGAGAGTCCGGGTCATCATTGGTTATAACAACCCCTCGATATGTAGAGTAGAACCTACCGATTGCCTCTATACCTCTCTGCTGAATTAGTTCGTATAAGGTCATTGTTCTTTAGGACTTATGTTTCTACCTACTTGAAAGTCAGTGTTTGCCTCAAAGATTTGGTAGTCAGCGGGGTTATCGGCATCCTGTTGAACCACAATCTGACGACCAGCTCTTCTGGGATTTTCTTTCTCACCCTTCTTCCAGGATGACTCTCTGTATTTCTCCACCTCAGCTTTGATTTGACTCGGTATCTTCCAAGCATCTGTAGTGTAAGATTCCTCTGCCACATCATGGGCTTTCTGGAATACCTCCTGCATATTGACAGAAGTAGATATCTTGTTCAGTATAGAGTTTCGAGATTTCTTTTCGAAAGTAACCTCGGTAAAATACCCGCCAGTATCGAAGCTATGGTCTACCTCCTTAGCATACCAATCTCCAGAATACCTTTGACCTACATTCTTAATTTCGATAATCTGAGAAGATTTCATGTTGGGGTTACCAACAAACTTAGCCTTAGATTTAATCTGACTGTTTACTGACTCAATGATATCATTGGCCATGAAGTCACCAAGAGTTGCAAACAAAGGGTCTGATACTACTCGTACACCTGGTACTTGTATCTCAACCACCATTTCAGCAAGCACTTTATCACCGGGAGTACCGTAGTTGTTACCTGGACTGTACTTACCGTTAGCTGGGTATATGATGGTTATATCACTTCTTTCCTCCAATGCTCGGAATCCCATTTTCCAGAAAGCTTTGTTACCACCATACAGGTATTTGTATTTCTCGGGCACATAGTCATGAGGATTGAGTAATACTCTTACCTTCCTCTTGATTACAAAGTCAGATACCTCATCTGGAGGTTGGGGAGGTCCTACATCGGTTTTACCCGAACGTATGGCATCTCCAAATTCCTTTAACCCATCCAGATACTTCTTCCACTCTGACTCAAGCTGAGAGTTGTATGCTTTTACCTCCTCTTTAGTTAAAGATGGATTTGAAGCTATCTTCTGCTGAGCATCAGTAAGGGATTCATATACCGGGGGTTTTGGAGTAGTACTCCTTATCTCCCTACATACCGATGTACTGGGTACTACAGCCCCTTCAACTTTTGCCATACGAGTTACATCCCTTTGGAACCTTAGAAGGTCAGGTTTGTTCTCTCTTACATAAGCATCTGGCTTACAAGGGTCATCATTCGTAGGTACACATTGTACTACGCCTGTTTCAATAGTTTTAGTATCAGGGTCAACACTTGAGGCTTTACCAGCTTCTATACTTTGAACGTATTTAGTTTGAACCCTGAACTCAAGCAATTCTCCGGTTCCACCTGCATAGGTATATACAAATACAGCTTTACCGGATTGCTTACCATTATGTATCTCTACTTGGTTATCACGAGTGTCCACAAAGTTAGGACCACCAGACATGGCTTTAGCTATGCCCACTAACTGAGAGTATTTGTTTAAGAAGGTTGCCGAACCCACAATTGCAGTACCCTCTGCGAATGTAGCCGGTATCGTTCTCAACTTATATCTATCTGGGTCCTGTGCTGGTTTAGATAAGTTCTCAGGGGATAGCTTAAGTATGTTTACCCCTACCAACCCATCATCCAATTTCTCGGAGCTTTGTATTTTCATATAGCAAGGTAAGCAAGGCTTACTTTTCTCGTTGCTCTGTTTTGCCATCACAAGGTTGATTATCGGTTATCACCAAAGTCGTACCAGCTTTCTCTGCATAGTCAGTCACTATTAACGGCATCTTACCGAGTGCTAACTCCTTAAAGACATCCAGATATTCAGTTTTATTGCCCACAAACTTAGAAGGCTCAGCTTCCAAAAACATTTTTGCATCTGCAAACTCTATGGTAAACTTTACCCCCTCAGGAGTGAATTCTATTTGATGACTCTTTACATTCACTAATCTTACAGGACCAGATTTGAAAGAGCTATCGCTGAATATCCATCCCCACTGTATCTTCAAAGGCATCTTGAATTGTAGAGAGGGATGGTCTACAATTCCTACAAAGTCAGTTACTATAGTAAACTTACCTTTGTCACCTTTACCTTCAGTATATTTGTAGTTAAAGTTCTCGACTTCCATACCGATGGGCAGACCATTGAATTCATCCATAATAGGAGAACCTGCCCCATCGAATATAGCCAGGTATGGTGTACCATTACCGTTTACGAGAATGGGTTTGCTATCCTCCATAATTAGGAATGATTAACTCCATATCAGCATGAAGGTCTTCAAAAGGATTTAGTATATCATTGGCATCTGCAATGACTCCCCACATCCCAGAATCTCCATAATACTTGAAAGCAATGTTCTGTATGGTTTCTCCTTCCAGTACCGAATGGATTATATGGTCAGAAGATATGGATGAGATATTTCTTTCCAGGGATATATCCCCATCAGGAAACTTTATTACATAACTGTCCTCATAGGGACTTGTTCCAGGAATAGTTACCATAATAATTTAATTTTGTGTGCCTATTCTCTCGGTATCGGAATTTTCTAGAGAATCTACCTCCCCACCATTTATAATTACTCCAGGAGTATATTGCAACTTACTAGCAGGGATGATTTCCTCCCAGGTTCGGTTGTTCTTAGTTACCCTTTTGAAAGTGAGGGTTTGAGTTGCACAGTTAGGCAATAGCTTAAGATTATAAGGTCGGCTAACCGTATTAGTTATCCTCTGACCAGTCTCTGGGTCATTATCATACCTTTTCCTCATACGAGCTGCATTTTGGAAATGAGTTAATTCATATGGAGCTGAAGCTAGTATGAAAAGGTCGTCTTCAAATAATCCAGAATTACCCCACTGAATTCTTAGGGTAGGAGGTGATGCAGAATAACCATCAGCTCTTGCCCAAGATTCGAGCAATCGACATTTATTCACCACATCATCTCTATGTTCTGCATCTACTGAATACCAGGATATATCGAAGGCTATAGTATCTTCCCCTCCCGTATAGAAATAGAAAGGATTGTTACGTCCCATGGATTTAACTGCAGCCCATGTAGCAGCTGGTTCTACCCGTAACCTGTCTGGCCTGTTTTGAATCACTAAGCTTACAGCTGGTGATACATTCAGGTTAGCAATAACTATGTCGTTCTTTATCAGTTCAGAAGTCAACTTGTTTGCTACAGTATAATCTATGGACTTAGCCTTCAAAATCTGTTCAGGAGAAACCCCAGCTGTTTCAGCAGCTATACGATTCTGAGTCCAAGGGTCCTGAGCCTGAGCTAAAGAGAACGAACCCTTTCGGGCTACATGCAGATTCTTTGCGTCATGGGCTTTACCCGTCTTATTGGGTTCTGCCTTAGCCATTGGAGAAGTAGCCCTGTTTATGAGTATCAGGGCTCTCCATACTTTATTGAGAGGAGATTGGAATATCCTCCCTTGCTCAAGGTCAGCTACTTCTTGAGCTACTTTTCCTAAAGGTTTTCCTATGAGCGATGCCATGATTTATTAGTTTACTCCAGCAGCTACATTTATCTCTGAATCTCTTTCACCAAGGTACTCTTCCAGGAACTTCTTACCATCCATATTGATAGTTAAGTGAGTACCTATATTTTCCCGATTGTTGAGCTTATCAGTATAAACTCCGAGCATCTGTACTAACCATCGTATTTCCTGAATGGTTAATGCTTGAAGATTATCCTTTTGTTTATAACCTTCTCTACTAGCTTTGATAGCAGATGCTAAGTCATTGGTAGCTCTAGTATTCTCGTCTTGTGATGATTGATTATTCTTGAGGGCACTGTATATCATGGGTCCAAATATGGATATACCAGTAATGGCTAATCCAAGTGGACCTCCAAACAAACCGAGTAATCGAGAGCCGAATCCCAGTATGCCTCTACCCACAGAAGCCAAAGCTCCTCGGGATGCCGCACCTGCTGCTGCCCCTGCAGCAGTACCCATTAAACCACGAGTCATCTGACCCGCATTGGTAGTAGTGACCATTGCAGCAGGTACTGGAGTCCATCCAGAAGCTCCCCTACCAGTTTGAGCATAGTATCTACCATTGGCTCCCATTTTTGCTGGAATATTACCATTATAGAAATAACCTGGTAATCCAGCCATACCCGCAACGGTAGCCGCACTTGCTCCGATACCAGCCTTCCTTTGAGCTATGATGGCTCTTTCCATGTTTAAGTAACCCTGAGCAGACATAGTGGCTTGAGACCAGCCGCCCATCATTAACCTTATCATGGTTTTGAAGGATACTTGAGAGTCACCATTCAGTAATAACCAACGTGCTCTCAGTCCCATCCAAATAGAACCTATCTTTAAACCAACTGCAGCTATAGCAGCAAATCCCGCTATCCATGGACCAAATGGAGTTGCCATTAGGTCACGAAGCTGAGATATGGCCCAACCGAGCATATCCAGAAATCCCATTATAATAGGATTCTTACCCAGGGCTTCACTGAAAGTAGTCATAAGGTTCTCGGCAGCAGATTGGATAATATCAATTTTACCTGCAAGGGTTTCCATTCGTTTCCCTACTACCTCTTCAGCAAATCCCGCAGAATTGTTTTGTATCTTATTTAACAGGTCAAAGTAACCTTCAGTATCACGCATGATTGCAACTGCAGCACGCATACCACGTACACCGAAGATACTCTTGAATACAGCATTCTGATCTATAGTGGATAATCCCCTAGTAGCCTCTTCTATTTTTCCCAGAATTATAGCAAAATCTTGGAGATCTCCATTGGCATCCACAAAATCCTGTTTACTCAGTCCTAATCTAGCTAAAGCCTTAGCTCCCTTGAAGTTAGGGTTGGTTAATGACTGAGTCAAGTAGTCTGCCATGTTTCTTATAGAAGTACCTGCCATAGAACCCTGAATACCTGCATTACCCAGAGTACCTATCATGGCAGCTACTTGTGGTAACTGCTGTCTCAGAGTTACCATGGATGCAGCTGAGTATTTTATAGATTCAGCTAAGTCTGCCATGGATACATTTGATGACATAGCAGCCTTAGTAAGCTGGTCTCCAACTACATTAGCTGCATTTTGACCCTCTAATTTGAAGGTCCTCATGATATTGGTCAGTAAGTCAGCTGTGCCTCCTTTACCTCCCAACTCCATGCCCGTGGCATTAGCCATCATGGCTGCACCGGATATCATTTGCTGAATCTGGTTTGCATCATTACCTGCCATTGCCAAGTATTTCATACCTGAAGCTATATCCCTTGACATGAACATGGTCCTTAAACCTAATGTCTGGGCAGTTTCGGATAACCCAGACATTTGATTTTCGGTAGCTCCAGATATAGCTCCCACTGAAGTCATCATGTCTATGAAATCAGCTCCGGTTTCGATAGTAGTGGTTAATGTTGATACTATCGAACTGGCCACACCACTGGCTATATTAGCGTACGACTGAACTGCGGTTAAGTTAGCCTGTACAGCATTCTTAGCATCCCTATGTAAACCTCGGATGACTGAGCTAGCTTCTCTTGCCTGGTTTGAAAACCTATCTTGAAGGACAAGGGCCACACCTATCTCGAGTTGTCCTGCAGAAGGACTACCACTTGTAAAAGCCATATAGTTTCAGATTTATCGAACAAAAGAGAGCTGCCCTACTTTCCTTTGGGCAGCTCTTTCTCAAGGGCATTGTAATATGCTTCGGCGGCTTCTATAAATTTCTTCCTTCGCCGCCAGGGGAGCTTTGCTAGAGTGTTAAAGTCAATACTAATATTAGCTTTAACAATGTATAGATATACATCTTCTAGTTCTCCCGTGGGTAGAAAAAATTATCTACCGCCATCACTGGTACCATAATCTTCTGTCCCGTTTCGGGGTCTTCGATTTGAGTAGTACCGTGGAATAGGGGGTCAAACCCTTTGATAGCAGACCTTATATCCATCATATCTTTTGGGCTGAACATCCGGAAGTTCTTCACGGGTTCATAGTTGTCACCAACCCTCAGTTTGAGATTACGAGCGACTAACTCCTGATTTTTGGTACGTTCACTTGCGGGGAGATTTAAGACGTAGGCTTCCCCGCGGGCATTGAGGAGGTCGAAGCACATCTCCTTTCCACTCTTGGTAGTGAAATGTATTTCAGAGCTCTGTTTGGGAACAGGATAGAATGGAATGGCATTGGGTTTTGCCTCCATTTCTTCCATAGTTGGAACTACCCCGTAATCGAAAAGGAATTCTTCCTGAAGGTTTATTTCGTAATCTACCTCACGAACCTGACCTTCTGCTGGGCCGTCCCATGTATATCTGAAATCGAGAATCTCCCCGAGAGAAAACACCCGAGAGTTTATCATGATGGCATACCTATCAAGGGAGGGCATTTTCTGCACATCCTCGGGAGTCAGCAATCGGGTTGCTGTTATATCAGTATCAGTTACAATGCCTGCAATGAACTTTGATATGTTCATGAAGGTTTTGGCATCTACCGGATTAGAAAGGATATCATCATCCTCTCCATTCTGTTCCCTTATAGTTACCTCGTAACCACTGGGGAGTTTGAAGGTAAGTTTCTTACCATAAAGTGTTTTGTCTTCCATGTTGTTGAGTTGTTAAGTGTATTCTTCTGAATATAGTCTTGGATACGAAAAAGGGAGAGTTCATTGCTGAGCTCTCCCTTGGTGATTCACTATTACAGCTTCTCGCAGGTGTCTACTGAGAACTCCAAATCCTCCAGAGTGTTGTCCGAACTCATTCGGTCTAAGTCCTGTCCGTTTACCTTGCAAGGCCATACTCCGGTACAAGTCCAGGAATTAAGGATAGATACTCCATCCTCGGCCAGCTCATTGATAAGTACGGTTTCCTTGTACTGACTTGGGGTTAAACCTCCCCCGAGCAGCATATCCTGTACTGACATCAGCCAATCCCATAACCAGGTATCTGAACCAGAAGTTGTCTCCAGCTTAGATGCAGTTAAGTTACCAACTGATACCCTGCCACCGGTCTTTACGTCGTAGTTTACATCCCCGTGTGCAACCTGTTCGATACTTATCTCAGGTACAGTTACCTTCTGAAAGAGGAAGGGGTTGATGGGGTGCTTGACAAATATTATTTGCCATAAGAACTTCTTCCTCGGGTTTTTTACTTTAGCTCCTGCCATAGTATTTATCGTATTTATTTGTTAGTTATTCTGGGCAGAGATGGATACTTCACCGGTGCTCTTGTTTACAGCAATGTCGATGATGACATCCATTTCGATATCCTGCATAGGAACAACCTCCTTGTACTTCAGCTGAGCCCGGTATTTACCCTGGCGAACGTCTGCCTCGTTGTTTATCTGAAGCTCTTCGTAACTCTGTGCATCCTGGTCACCTATCCACTCATAGGAAGTGATTGCATTACGGGTCTGCAGGTCATCCAGAATATCCTTTGCTTCGTGGTAAATGAGTTTCCATGTTTCGAAGGTATTGGGCTCTTCGATGTAGCTCTCTAAAATCGGCCGGAGGTTTTTCTTCAGATAGAGATTGAGACGAACTATGGAGATGAATTTCTCCGAATCGTCTACTGGGTTCGAAGTGAAACCATGCCAGAGCATAGTGCGCTGACCCTGGGTCCTGGTGTTCTTTATTACGAACAGGTTCATGTACCACTGAGCGAACTCGTTAAGAGTATCCACTTCAGCAGGTCCTCCCAAGTTCTTCATCACCGGACCGAGTGCCGATACGATTACACCCCGGTTCATACCGGAGAACGAATACCAGGGACCGTAGGTAGAAGCGCAGATGGCATCGAGTCCCACTACCGAACCCAGCACATCGCATTTCTGGAGAGAGCCATTCTCGTTGTAATACTTGATACCACCTCCGAAATATGCCACTTCTTTCTTGGCACCAATGGTCTGTACCAGAGTCTTCAGTGCCGAAAGGGTCTCTTCGGGAGTTGCTGGGGTACGAGTGTCAGGAGCATACTTAGGCACTTCCACATACAACATCTGTTCGAAGATGTTGTGTACATCGGCAGCTACAGAGGTATATACCTTGGTATAATCCGTAGGCAGATGCTGATGTATGTGAGAAAGGATTACCGAATATGCCTCGTAGTAGGCCTTGCTTGCCTGATATGCCGAGAGCCATTCGTCTGCCGTAGGAGTAGCCCCTGCATTACCCTCAGTACACTCCATATATACGTTAGATTCCGAAATCTCATCGGATTGTACCGTACCCTCGGATATCTTACCCACCATGATTATCGAGTTCCAATTAGAGAACTGACGAAGAATGGATATGATATCTTCCATGGTCTGAATACCGGTTGCCAGATTTGCCATGGTACCCTGACCATCGCCTGCCTTACCCTGGATTGCCTCAAAAGTGATGTTGGGAGCATTATCCAGGAAGTTCTGCAGAGTATTCACATTTATAGAGGGATTGGTTACTCCCTCGGAAGTGTTTGCAGATACTGCCGAGAAGAACAGCATTTCGTTGAGCATGCTGTCGTACGTCGGAATATTGGTAATATCATCCCGGCCACCATACTGAATGATGCTTGCACGGAGTGTTGGTTCCGTGGATACATTCAGCTTCAGGTAAAAAGGACGATTGAGATTAACTCCCGTATCATCCAATACCGGAGAACCAGCCTCTCGAGTACGTATGGCCATGTGCATAGAGAGACTGTTCTCAGCCCCATTCGGGTCGGAAATAGTAATGGAAATAACCGAAGAACCGTCTGGTACCGATACCGATGGAACTGCCCGAGAAGAAGCCGATGTTACCGACATAGGCTTTGCCCAGCCATAAGAAGCCCCTGCCCCAGCTACTCGAGATACCCGAACCTTTGCACCCATTTCCAGGGCTTTCATGATGTTTGATACCGAACCATCCGGAACTATTTCCGAACCGAAGATGCGAGTGAACTGTGAGGGAGTTGCAATCAAGTCCTTCGGGTCTTCGAATGGACCCTTAGTAGTACGGGCTACTACATTGATTACACCCAACAGAGGTACACTTGATTGTACATTCAGGTTCTTAAAATTGAACCTTACTCTTGGAGTCTGTGGCATATAATTATTGATTAAGGTTATGATAGTAAAAAAGAATCCACCTCCACGTACCCTCAAGTAAGAACCAGGGTCGATTGGAGGTATAGGTGGGTCAGGCTCCTTGGGGAACCTTCAGAGTGTAATCGGCATTTTCTAGAAGCACGGAAATATCTCTTATTGGAGTAATTACCTCTGGAGGAGTGTTACCCTCTAAGAGGCAATCCTGTACTTCAAATTGGTATACCTTTTCCATCAACCCATTATCCAAATCCGGCATGTTATAAAAATTAACTATCCGGAGGAATATATTTCCTGTGAATAGAAATTTGGGTTCTTCGTATGGTTTTAGGTAGCCTCTTTGAGGAACTGACCAGAACATAATCTGATGCAACAGTCTCATGTGTTCTGCAGAATGAGCACACAGTCTTATGTTCATGTATTGTGATAGGGTTTCATAAGGTACTTCAGTTGCAGTGTAACCTATGCCCTCTTCTTTCTCTATTATCTGTCTCGGTAGTCCAATATCTCCAGGATAGAATCCTTCGGAATCAACCACGATACGGGGGGTTTCTTTTATACCTTTTGAGTGATTGTTACCCACTCCGAATATACTGACGTAGAAACCCTTTTCGTCAGTGATCTTTTTCAGGTCTTCTTTAAACCGTTCAGCATTTGCTGCACTGGTTGGAAGATAGTCTTCTGGATTTATAGTGTAGCCCAACTTGATAGCCATATTTAATATAGCCACGTATATGGACCTCTCTATAATTTCCTGAGAATTTACCATTTTACTTGATTGGGTCTTACACCATACTTTTGAAGTTCTTTACGTATCTCCGTTAGGATAAGTTGCTTGAGCTTATTCTTACCACCAGCGACTTTAAGAGATGGTGCCCATACGGGCCGGGGTGGAATCCTACCATCGCTGGAACCGAATTCCAACATCATGGCTAGTTGGTTTAGTGTTAGCTTCTTCTGAGAAGAGCGTCTGGTTCCGATTGGTAATCCTATTAGAACCCTCGATTTATACCTATATAACCCAACTGACCTCGAATAGAGACCAGTCAGGTTATAAATAGGATGTTGTCCCCACCTTTCAATGGTAGCTGGAGATAATGGTTGCCAAGTTACTCCACCACCCATCGGCGGTATACCCAAAGTTAATGACTTCTTTACGATTGCAAGGAGGTTTCGAGAGAATATACCCACGGCTTTATCATATCCCCTTTGCATACTTGGCCCGAGATTACTGACCAAGGCTTCTACCCTTTGCCATTCACCTTCAAGTTTTACCTGAAGTACAAGGTCAGATACTTTGGGAAGTGTGATATTGACCTTCCTTGCCATTTGTTAGAAGTATTTATTGTAAAAAGCCTTCAGTTCATCGTAAGCAGTCCTGATAATACCATCTTTGTGATAATGGAACTCACCCGTATAACCTTCTATTCCCCCGAGTTTATTTGCCCACTTCTCTGTCCAAAAATCGTAGTAGTTATGAGTACGTTTGTGTAATATACAATGTAATCCACTACATAGACCCACTGTGGGTAAATATAATGGACCTAATATTCGGGATTGTATACAATGACCAAACTCATGGTCATATACCGGCTCTTTTAATCCAGAATTTTCTGAAAGAAAGATATAGTTTCCTAAGCTTACTCCACCATTCATTGTTGGAGCCACGTAGAAAGCAGTGCTTCTTTGTTTTAGGATTCTTTTCTCCCCTTTAAAAATTACCTTGTAGATAAGTCCGGCAAGGTTTTGAGGCAGTTGCCAAATATACAAAAAGATATGCACCAGAATATGCAGGAACTTACCAAACTTAGTTTTATGTTGGTGTTCTTTTAAGATACTGGACATTGCCTATTCTTTCTTAAGAGATGCCTTTACTTTGAGATAGTTAACAAAATAACCGGCAATGAAATACACTATCGGGTATAAGATGAGCAAGAAAGCTACCAACCCATTGTCCAACCATCTCCAAATGCAGGAGAAGATAATTACTGAAGCTATGGCCAAGGAAATGTATAGCCATCCAAGTTTTGTAATGTTCATGGTTTAGAGTTTTAGTTGTATGGAGCCACGTTTATAAAGAAATGTTTTACCCTTCCCACTACTTGGCAGAGTATGGTGTACACCTTATAACCAGAGGTAGGTGCTACATCGGCTGCATTCTGGTGCATGTGTATCACACTTGTACTATTTTGTTTTTCGAATGTAGGGGTTATATGATATGCACATATAAATGAAGCTGTTGGGGCTAGATCATGGAAATTAGATTCTAGTAGGGTCAATGTGGGATTACTTGAACCAGTATACCAAAAGGAATCTTTACCTCTTAGAATAGATACATTTGTACCAGATACATATCTTATCAAAGGGGTTGTACCTATATATACCCTATTACCCTGGTTTATAATGTAGCTAGTGATTTGGTCTTCTATAGCTTGGTCACCTAAATCGCTAAAAGAAGCTTCGAATAGGAAATATATCTCATGAGTTTCTATCATGAGATAGAATGCATTAAATAAGTCATTCTGACTATCACCATTCCACCACATCATACCTATCCCAGATTGATCTCCAAAGGTTTTAACAGTGTTATTACCTGTCATCCATTGTAACTTCCTTAGAGCATCTACTAGAGTATCACCGTTTTGGATATAAGGGTCTTGGACATCACCATACCTAATGATATCTGACCAACCCGATATCCTTAAGTCTGATAGGCTTCCACTGCCGCTTACCTCTTCCCAACCAGAACCGGTACTTACATTACCAGAATACACTTTATACCCACGGAATAAGGTTTTCTTGCCCTGTACCCATAGTAAATATTCTACTCGTCCTATAGTAGGCATTAAACCAGTGGCTATAGCTATACCGTAATAATTACCAGAAGTTATACCTGTATTAGATGGTCCATTTACTACAGTAGCAGCATCAGCCACAAAGAACTTTACCTTAGTATTTTGAGTACCGTCAGAAAAGGGGGCTGAATCGTTAAAATCAGTTATTACTAAACTATTAGGGTCAGCATTACCTTTGAAAAGGTTGGCTATCTTCTGCAAGGTAGTTTTCTGTGTGGCTGATATCTGAATTTGTTCGGTACCAGTGGGAGTTACGTCAGTAAACTGAGAACTATCAATCTCATGAAATTCTGCCATGATATTTATATTTATTGTTTACTTTTATTTTGCATTCTGTTGCTTATATCCAGCTTTCTTGTCGTCATACATAGATACTATGTTGGAGAATGTGGCTACAATTAAACTATCAGTTATCTGAACTACAGTGAGATAAGCCTCAGCTTGTTGGGCAGTTGTTACTCCGGTAGTTATAGTCCTAAATACCAAAGTCTTCCTTCTCTCTACTCCAGTAAGGTTTATGTCTGAAGTTATCAGGGATTCAGAACTTCCTCCTATTCCGGTATAATCAATATAAAAATTATCTCCGGAGCCGTCATCCCATGGTATACTAACTTTTGCCATACTCTGATTATTAAATTAGGGATATAGAGGGGATATCCCACCCCTCTATACCAAAATCCCTTGGTCCTATGCCTTTGGAGTAACCGTAAAGGTAGTGTTGGTGTCCACCGTAACCTGTACTGCCGAACCATCCTGAGGAACATCGACTGAAGTCGGTGCAACTTCGATGAATGGGTCACCTGCAGTCTGATGGAGAGTAGCAGTTGCTTTCTGACCACCATTAGCTGTAGCAATAATCTGTTGCGTACGAGCTTCTATGGTTTCATTAGCTGCAGCACTCAGTGTAAGGCTGAAATTATATTTTGCTTTAGCACCTGGGTCGCCAGCGATTGCAACACCGCTTGTAGCTTCAGCACCGTTTGCCGTAAACTTAATAGCTGCAACATCAGCCCCGATAATATCTCCAGCTCCTTTCGAGAAGGTAATCTTCTGAGAGTTGGACTTACCGGTTAAGGTAACAGTACCGCCTTCTTTATCTACTGCTGGTCTAGAGTTATCGAACTCGATGAACTCAGCTGCGGGAAGATGTTTTGCTACAAACTGTTTCTTTTCTGCTACACCAGCTGCCTCTACCTCAAATGTAGCACTTTGGGCTACACGATTGCCACGATTGGCAACTTCGGCTTTTACCTGAAGAGTAGTATCACCAGAACCAGATGATGGTTTAACTACTATACCGTTCTGTTTTACTTCGGCCATTTTTTTTTTTTTATTTGGGTTTAACTTTGAATGTCGTATTAGTCTTTACGGTAGTTTCATCCTCATAGTTATTCATTTCGCTTAACTCAAGGATGTACTTAGTTAACTCTACGTACCTATCGATGTTCTCCATGTAGGAGAGTATCTTTTTAGTTTCTTCTGGAGTTTCTCTCTTCAGTACTACAAAAAAGAGCAAAGCTTCATCATGTGCCTGAGCAACCTGAGTATCACCAGTTGGTGAATAGACCTTTCCATTGATTACGAACTTATCCTGTGCCCAGTCAAAGTTCCAATAACCTTCTTTGGTTAGATGTCCATTCTCTTCAAGTGACCTCTTAGTTACATATAGCACAATATTGATACCGTCCAGTTCACCTGAAACAGTCTCTTTTAATGAAGGCCAAGTTCTTATGAAGTTATACTGAATTAATCCGTCCAGAAAATACGGTTCGTAGTTATTTCCCGTATCTTCACCGTAAGACAAAATCTGGTCAAACCTCTTTAACCAGATTAGAGGTTGTTTACCTGCATCCACTTCAACAAAGTCATTTACAATGGCCTTGTATCGGTCCCATACTCCTTTTGTAATCCTTTTCCTCCGTGCCATACCCTATCTCTTTACAGGGAAGCCTGGGTCTGGGCCATCTAATGGTCCTGGCCTCCGGTGGTTGACTACTTTTGGAACTACTACCTTCTTCACTGTTCGGCAAATGGGTAGATAGATGGAAAGTCTTTCAGCAAGCATACACAGATTTTGTTTAAGTATATCAATAACTCCACCTGGTTGCATTGCTTTTATGACATTTGATGAGGTTTTAGATTCAGAGTCAGTATCGTTGAAGAATTCTACCTCAGTTGGACCTGTTTGTATTCGCTTAACCTCACCTGAACCCTGGCTTGACTCTGAAGACTCGGATTCAGATGTAGAGGATGAGTTACTCTCTTTAACTGATTCTGCAGTGGCACCAACCATCAATGAAATCTGCACTACCATATAATCATAGGCTGCCAATTCCATAATTAGCTGGTTTTCTAGAGCTTCGTAATACAACTCATTATTAAATTCCTCTATAGGTACTTCATGATTTACTAGCGGCTGAATATATAGCTGCCATTTTTCAATAAACTGTTGCTTCTCTTTAAGCGTAAGTTTACCGAAGATATCCTCAGGGATATAAGTGTCTATCAGCTCGTAGATACTGCCAGGCAACTGGGTCTTTACCTCTTCACTAACCCCAATAACCTGAGTCTTGGATAATGCAACTCCTCCGACATTGTTAGTTATGGTCATCTTGACCACGTAGTCACCAGAAGCTTCATAAAGATGAGAAGCAGTTACCACACCAACGTGTGATTCTGTCTTCCCATCACCAAATACCCATGTTACTGTAAAGTCGTGGGGTAGTTCATCAGCGAATCCCCTAAACCTTGCATTGAGTCCAACTACGGTAGATAAAAAATCTACCTCTTTCATAGTTTACTCGTCGTCTTCGTCCTTCAGCTCATCGAGGATAGCATTTACCAAGTCAAGCTTGGTATCACCTTCCTCCGGCTCAATCTCCAAGGAGATAGCCAAAGCCTTCAACTCCTCGGTGTTGAACTGTTCTTTGATTTTCTCAGGAGCTTCCTCAGCTTCCACGAGTTCATCGAACTTCTTCCGAACTGCTTCCAGATCTACTTCTTTCTTGGGAGCAGGTGAGCTTTCTTTCTGGCCTGGTGCCTTGAATTCCTCGGCCTTTGCCTCGATGAGATATCCGTTTGCCAGGGCTGCTTTGATAACTCGCAGATTAAACTGCTTGTCGGTTAATTCCACAACGTCTTTGCGGAGAACCTTAATCTTTGAGGCCTGGTCATAGAAGATACTTGCCTTAGGACTCAGTTTTACATATCGTTTACTTGCCATAGTTAAATTAGTTAAGGGGCGGTATTAAGCCGCCCCCAGGTTTGAGTTGTTGGGTGTTACTCGATGATACCGGTCAGGTACTTGTCGACGTCCATGTAGTCGGGGAATCCGTTGGTAGCGAAATCCTTCGTCGCATCGATGAGGATGGAAGCATCCTGGTACATCTTCGAGAAGCCCGTCGTCAGCGAAGCATAGATAGCCTCGGTCTGATTCGAAACGATGCGCTCCGACTCCAGCATCAGCTGCTTTGCAGTCAGCTTTATCATGGCTGCTGCCGGGTCCACGAGCATTACCTCGTCTGCCGGAGTTCCGCCGTGAATGTAGAAATCTGCCGAGTTGGGAACCGGAGTCTTCAGATTCAGACGGGCATCGGTCGTACCCGACGAACGCAGCTTGAATTCGGGAAGGTCGAGGAGGTCAAGTGCCTGCTCCTCACCGCCGATGATGGTACGGAACTGACGGCCCAGACGGGATGCCCGAATCCATACCCGGAGAAGGTCACGATATTGTATGCCCTTTGCGGTATCGCCCACGCCGATGACCGGAGCCGATTCCGAACCGTCCAGCTTGTTGCCCTTTACGAGGACATCCATGGCCAGAGCATCCATTGCATAACCCAGCTGAACACCGAAGTCACGAAGGAATATTGCCATTACGTCCATCGATACGTAGCTTCGTACCTCGTCGGTAACCTTGAAACCCTTGCCGATTTTGAAAAGGTTGACCGACTTCTGGCCGAATGATACTGTGCCAAGAGGAATGGTCTCGGCCTCGTTCACCCGTGCAGGGTTAGCGTCAGACATGTTGACGAGCGGCATGATTGCGGTCAGCCCGTTGATAGGCTGGTCAGAGGCGATGATGTTGGGATAGAAAGGTGCTTCACGCATTCCCAGATATATTGCCTCACGGACAATCTCCGGAACGAGCCAGCGGAGTTCGGGATTCGGCATGGAGTAGATATTCTCCATCGTGTCGACTTTGGGATTGAATCCTACGGCCTTGAAGTAATCTTCCTGTGTGATGCCATATTTCTCCTGGAGCATATCCCCCAGATGAATGTCTACCGGGAGACTCTTGTTGCTTCCCTGTCGGAAGCCATCCATGTTCTTTACGATTTCGGGAAGCTCCTTTAAGTACTGGTCCCGAGTGAAAGTTTTTTCTGCCATGTTATAAAATGTTTTTTTTTCTTGTTATTTTGCAAGGATTCGTACCAGTTCGCCCTCCTCTGCCGTGTTGATGGCCAGGAAAGGAGTCTCGGCATTCGAAGCCGACGGACTGTAGTTAGGATATGTACCACTGTCATCCAGTGTACCGTCTGTCTGAACATAGCCAGTAGTAGCTATGGCGGCTTTTGCGATACCGTGAATAACGGTGTAACCCTGGACCATGACCGTTACCTCTACGCCAGCTGCCGAAGGTGGATAGGCGGGGTACTTACTGTAACCGATAGCGATACCGATATACATTTCACCCTCTGCTCCGGTATATGGAGAGATTGTACCATCAGTGTTCAGTTTTACTGGCTGGCCCTGAACGATGGTATCACCGCTCTTTACCGGGAATGCCTGATGAAGCTTGTGCGATTCACTTTTGTAAATCACAGCCTGCGGGGTTCGGGAACCCACTTTGTGTAAGTCTGCCATAATTTAATTTGAAATTTAAGTTACTTTCTCTGTTATTTCTTTTCTCCTCGAAGTTTCCGGTCGGCCAAAGCCTGGGCAACTGCCTGAGTGGATTTGTCTCCGTTCTTCGTTTCATCTTCTCCCTCCGGATTGATAGAAGATGCCCTGCCCACGTCCTGAGAACCGCAATGATTGCAGTGCATCGGGAATTTGTCTTCCAGCTGTGCGTCATAAGTCTTACGAAGAGCACTGAGGGTCTCCATGGTAGTTCCTTCGTTCTCCAGGAGTGCCAGGATATTCTGGTCTACGTTCTCCTCGCCGGAAACTTTCTTGTAGGCAGCCACCGTCTCCTCACGGAAGGATTTGATATGACCGTCCCAGTTTTTCTTTGCTTCCTTGTAAGACTCTACGTCCTTCTCGAGATTTGCTTTCTCTTCCTTGAGAGTCTGAATCTCAGTGTCTTTGGAAGCCACGGCCTCAGTGAGGCTCTGATTCTGCTGTACCAGGTTTTTAATCTGGGTGAGAGCCAGCTCTGTCGAAACTTCCTGACCTTCAGAAAGGGTCAAAAGATTTTCACCAAAGAGGCTCGCCAGCACTTGCTGCAATTCTTTGTCCATGTTTGTTTTATTTGTTTGGTTATTGTGGTTACCCTTTCCGGCACCCTTTTCATTATTAGATTGGGTGGTATTGTACTTTATATCTTTTTCAGAAAGAACCTTGAAGTCGAACATAGATACCCTCTTTGCTGGGTCATTTGCTTCGGCAGCTTTTTCTTCAGAGAAAGAATAGTACTGACTTCCTGCATAAGCAGGGCTGTTTAACTTACCGCTTTTGATAAGCTGGGCAAACGGGTCTGCCCCATGCCATACCAGAGATGTCTCTTTATAAGATATAATCTTGGTAACAACTCTACGAATCAACTCCCCATTCTCAGTATATGTACCAAGTTTGGAATAGAACTCCCATATATCTTCAAAGGCATGAGAAGGTTCCCATGCAAACTCTACAGTTACAGAATTAGAATGTATTGACGGAGGGTCCATTTGAATACCCCGAGCTATACGGGGATTAGAAAGACCGTCTATCTTTAGAATACCGTTGATACCGGCAGGGATAATTATCCCAGTCTTTTCATCCTTGTAAGCTTCCTGCCACTCTACAGACTTAACTGCTCCAATAGCATTAGCTACATCGGTCTCATGGTCAAGGTTAACTGATTGACCTACCAATAAGGGCATTGATTCCTTCAGTACTGCTTCTGGAAACTCAGTGGGGTTATACTTCCTTGCCACTATTGCGGCAGAAAGCATTCGGAACATTGGCTCTATAAAGTCACTGTCCTTTGGCTTTAACATTTCTGGAGTTACTTCTGGCATGAACTGGTTGACATTCAAAGTGCCTCCCCACATACCAAACCTTTCCAGTGACTTCTTAGGGTCTTCACTGAAATTGCCAGTGCCCTTATAGAAGTTTTCGGAGAGAGAGTGAGCATCTATAACTATTTCTGGCACATCTGATACCATCAAGCTATGAGCTGCACTTAACACCATTACATCAGTGTTCTGCTGAACATTTGTCATAATTTATCTTGGTTTACTGTCTTGGTCTTTTCTTTTAGGATTAGGATTTGCTTTATCCCTGGTCCTACGGTCTGACTTGTCTTTATCGTCTTCCCGTTTCTTTTTCTTCTTACCAGTATCTGAATCTCCCGTACCATCTGAATCATCCGAATCTACAGGAGTTCTTGGTTCTGGTTGGTCCGGAGTTTCATAACCCATATCACGAGCAAACTGATCCTGACTGATGATACCCTGATTATACAGGGTTACATTTACACGAGCCCGATATTCACGGGCCTGCTGTAACTTAATATCATCAGAAACAGTTGAAGTCCCGAACTTGATAGTTATTCCCTTGTTGTTAAACCCTGCCAGGCGCAGTTCTAGAGAATAAAAGAACTCCAGTACAAAGATTACCAAGGTTTGGATATTCTTTAACTGGGATATCATCTTGGACAGCTGTATGCCAGCTCCTCCCTCAGTACCACTCTGAGATGCAGATACTCCGATGATAGAACCATTTACCCCTAGACCATTTGCTACGGATTGCTGATTCATATTCCATGGGAGGTTTATATTCTGCATAGAAGCTGAAGTAGACCTTAATTCGAATTCATGATCATCAATGTAACCCACCACTACTCCATCAGACATACCTCCAACTATGTTGGTCTTCATCTTCCGAAGAGTACTTTCCAAACGTGCTGCATAAGCTTTTTCACTTTCTCCAGCAGTACGGGGAGGTTTAGCCATCTTGGCTTCAAGGAAACCAACCATACCCATTACCTCCATGATATGTTTGAAATTCTTCCTCATGGTATGTTGACCAGCAATAGAATCCAAAGCCGACATGAATGGAGGCACTCCGTATGGTTCATCAGTATCATTATACATACCCACATAACAATAGGTCTCTGTATTCAATCGTATGAACGAATCTTTGAGACCATCTACCAAACGGGGATTCCTTTGATATGGGTGATATACTCCGTTGTTCTCTCTCTTAAACCTTATAGTTTCTGGTTTTATGAATAGTATTGTTTCCAATCCTGTTAACTTCTTGTTTGGTACTCCTTCCACCGATATAGCACCACTAACAAGAAGCTGAACTATGAACTTGTTTACCAACCCATCTATTCCAGCTGTATACTTCGACCACCTCTTGGATACATTCCTCAAATGCTCCCTCATCTTGGTAGACTCCTCAGGAGTATTGTTTGGGAAGTCAATAGTATGACCTGTATTTGACAGCTTGAACATGTCCTGCAATGCAATGCTGACGTCCGGGTTTATCTTGTACAGGTCCCGAATGATAGGTATTAGTTCTGTTCTGAACGTTGGGGTAACTAAGTTCGTCATACCATTAAGAGTGGTAATGAGTTCAGAGTTCCCCACACCATCATCTGGTTGAGAAACTCTGCCCGGACTTATTGAACCCTTTCCCTCATCTTTGTTCTGAGATTCCACAGGCTTAGACCTGGTGAACCAACTGATAGGATTAAGTTTCATGTTATATTGAATGGTTTATGCTTACTGAGGAATTACTACAGTACCAGATGGACTGTGAGACCTGATATGATTAGTGATAGCTTTACCGAATATAGCATCATCAGAATATGTTTCACCTTCCAAATCTAGGTCCATTGATGAATTATTCATTCTATGCTTACCACGAGCAATAGGTCTTCCAGCACTGTCATAAATAAAGGTGTATGCTTCTTGTACAAAGAACGGGTCTTTTATAATTACGTTCTCTTCCCTGATATCCTTCTCTAAGTTCTCGATTATTACAGAACGGTTCTTGGTTGTGGTCAACCATCCCGGGAACTTATCTTCTTCTGGTCTATTCTTCCTCTTCTTACGTAAGAGCTTAGTATAGAAGTATAGATTAGGATATCCCTCATCTTGAAGTATGGTAGTTACCGTCATACCAACATCATTGGTCTCGGGAGCTAACTTAGCAAAATTGAACTTCTCTCCAACATCACCAAGGAGTCGGGCATACTTGTTCAGGGGTATTCTCCCCTTATATACTGCAGCCTCTTCCCCTTCTTTATCCATACAGGTGAAAGCAGAGTAGTCAGTACCTCTACCAGTAGCACAGTCACCACCAATAAAGTATTCTTTGTTCGGGTCTGGTTCGTTGAACTCTTTATACTGACCTTTGAGACGAGTATTGATAACAGGGTAGTCGAATAAGCATTCCTCTATAGCTTTAATATCAGCTAAGTCAAATACTGTATTACCTGATGATAGAAAGTCACCATCTATCTCCTGAGCAGTTCTCTTGGGACCAAGAGCAGCAGACATTTCTTCATACCATTTCTCATCTCGGTCAGGGTGCATCTGCCAATACAATCGGATTGGGTTGAATGGGTTGCCTCCAGATATGGCATCTACCCAAGTACCATGGAAGAAGTTCCCGACGCCGTAAGGCGTGTTATGAGACACGTAGTCTTCGTTGATGAGGTAAGATTCATCGTTTTCAACGCAAATGTCATAAATGGTATCGTAATACTTTCTAACTACTTTCAGCTTAGAAAGATAGATACTTGTACCACGTTTACCAGATACAATACGTTGAATATAAGACTTATTCAGTTTAACCTCAAACTTATTCTCAATCTCCTGAGATATCTTCTCCAACACTCCATAGTAGTAACCAAGTTCCTGATAACGGTATCTTATGTAAGCCACCACTCTTAAGTCGTAGTTGAATCCCCCTTTTAGTTTAGACCCAAGCTTCATTCCATAAGAATGTTTCGCAGCTTTTTGACCGTTCTCAGCTACTGTAACTATCTGGAGATTGGTTACATAATTGTCTGAAGGATTGTTGTTAATGTGGTCAACTACATACCCATCTGGAATTTCTCCTAAGAATACTTTAGCTACCAAATTGTGGACACATATCTTTTTCTTTTGACCATTATTCCACAGACTTATATTTAGATATTTTTCTCGGTTAGTACATGGTTTTGGTAACTTCTCTACCCTCGTTCCATTCTTTACAATGAAGATTCTTCCCCAGTTGGAGACTTCATAGTTTGGATAACCAGGTATGGGTTTGCATATCTCTTTCTTGGGTTTTACGGTTACTGGATTCTGCTCCAGACCGCTTATACCAGTATGATAGAAGATAGCTGGTACGTTTCGTTTAATTATTTCTGAAACTGGTAACCAACCTTCTAGAGTATACAGCTTATGTTTTGGAGTACACTTAATAACCTTACCTTGTTCATTGTGAACTTCCCAGGTTTTCAGTACACCCTTGTTTACAGAACCAAGTACTCTCTGCCACTTTCCGGTATGTGATAATACTCTCAACCCGAGATGAGATATATCCATCTTACCAAAGGTCTTAGGACATATAGAATCAACTCTGAAAGGTCCATCTTTACCTATTATCTGAGTGTCACCCGTGATACATGAGTTTACTATAGCCGCACCACCGGTTGACAGAGTAGGGAAGGCTGATGCCCAGATAGTTGAAGCCCATCTTACAATTGCTGCTTCATCAATCACCAACAATGACAAAGATTCAGAACGACCAGCTTGGTCAGAGGTTGGAATAGATTCTATTACAGAACCATTTGCAAACTCTATAGTTGATACAGAACCAAACTCTCCTGCACGACCATTAGTAATTGGCTCTTGCAGATATGAGGGTAGGTTCTTGTACATGAACTTAATCTTCTTTAGTACCTTCTTTGCTACGGTGTCCTTGATTGAGATAATATTTATCTTCTTATTAGGGTGATACATTGCTAACCAAAGACAGTAGAGAGAGATTAGCTCAGTAATACCAGCCTGACGAAACTTTAGGATGATATTGAACCTGTTGAGCATGAATTGGTATAGCACTGCCTTCTGAAAAGGGTAGAGCAAGAACTTTACCATGCCCAACACTGGGTTTATCACGTAGCAGAAAGTAGAAAAGAAGAACGGGTCTTTCATCACCCGAACCAGAATTTTAAGCTGTTCAGGTGTAATACTCGCATCTTCAACTAATGTCTTCTTTCTTGCCATGTCAGAAATTGTATGAAATTCTTAAGTAAGGGTCGAGACCTAAATTATCCCGAAGTTTAGGATAATAGTTGATATTCAACCCGGCTTCATAATTAAATTTACTGGTATTGTATTTCAAGCCTAAATCCAAATCATGGAAGTTATGTACTGGTCGTATGGTATACTGAGCTACTGGATTAAATCTTTTTAAGAAAGATGTTTTCTTATGGGTTAATTTACCATCCAGGTAGTTATATTGATAACGAAAGTAATTAACTGAATACTCCTCAGTAATAAGCTTACAATCAGTATTGAATGTAGTGATAGATAGTTTATCCCTATTTGAAAGTATTTGCAATAATTTAGGAGCCAGAGGATAATTGGTCAGGAATAATTCATTGTATTCAATTTTAGTTGAATCTTTCTGAATGATAGTGACCACTCTATCAACATATTCTATTCGTTCAATGGGAACAGAATCAACCCGATATAGGAACACCATTCGGGGTAATTGAATCTTATGGAATTCAACTTTGGGTACAAATGGATTATTAACCACAACAGTATCAACCCGACGAGAAGAATTTTTAAGGTCATGACTTAATTCAGAATTTCGGTTCCATAACCAGAATATTGTTAAGGCCATAAATATGAAGGCCGAGGTTAGGATTACATTTTTCATGGTTCAGGGTTTATGAAAACAATTAGGGGGGATTATAGGGGGGTTAAAGAAAGTAAATCTTAAAGCTAATACTTAAAAGCTAAGTACTCCAGCAAGCTGGAGGTTATTTTCGTATTTTTCTAAAGAAAAATACTCAATAACTGCGCATATACGTACGCGATAGGGGATATTCATTTTGATATTAGACCAGCCTTTTGTAAACAGGATTTTAACCACAATGAATTCTCATATACGGCACCCTTGGTTAGGGTATTTCTCCCTTTATTCAACCAATAAGTCGGATTAGCATTGTCAAAATATACCTTGAATGATTTGGGAAAGCCCATAATCACCCGGTATTCTTCAAGGCCCATAATCCTTCCGTGAGGATTGAATTGCCTGGATGAAGGTCTTACGGTTAATGGGTAACTTCTTTTTCTATTGCGATATACTCCCGGTAGAGTCTTCATCTTCTGAGTTCTCATAGGCCACTTGTAGTCATTTTTGAACTCAGTTCTCCATAGCTTTCTTACTTGAGCTACTGTTAGAGTGGTTTTAGATTTATCAGCATAGTGATACATGGCTAACTTTTTATCATCAGCTTCTCTATAGTTTATGTCTCTCCTTACTCCTTTCTTCAGTTGACACAGATTTTTGGGTTTAGTAACTCTAAAAGTATGATCAAAGATCTGAGGATTGATCTTGGAGTCTTTTCTGACTCCTATTAACACCAAACGTTTCCTACTTTGTTGAGAATTACCAAATACCGTAACAGGATGACAGTGCACTATAAGTTTGTAATCGGGTAAATTATGTTCCCATTCCTCGATAGGGATAAAATCCAGAAGTTTTGGGAGGTTCTCAAGCATAAATATTGCTGGTTTGAACTTCTTAATACTAGAAAGATACAGATTAAGGGTAACATCTTCCCGGGGTTTGCCCAGGGATTTTTTCCTGGAATATGAGAATACTGAGCTATGCCCACATGATGGAGAGCCTAATATTAGGTCTATTTTGGAATTTTTTACCTCTTCCAGTGACCTTACAAACGGTATATCACCAAAATTAAGCTTCCATTGCTCTTCTTTTTTGGAATGGAATACTGCTCTGGGTTCTACATTAGCTATAAGATGTTCCTTAAACTCAAAAAGGAGCGCTCCTTGGGCTCCACAGATACCTAAGACATTCATTGAAAATAGAATTTTATAATATATACCGGAAGGTCTTGCAAAGACTACTTTAATATGCAAATTTAATATCAAAACTACATGAAAGTTGGTGATTTATTACTGGTAACAGGTCCTGCCTTCTTTGAAAAGACGGCAATTAAGGAGAGGAAAAAGGGGGTTTATACTCTCGAGAATGGTATTAAGACAGATAGAGATCTCAATCCTATCAATTCTAAGTATCAAATCGAGGTTTTTAACGAAGAAAAGTATAAAACTCTGGTAGCACAGAGAACTTTGAACCATGATTTGGAGAAATTGGCCGCTATCAACAAGAAAGGGATTAAAAATCCTGATATAATCCGGTATGCAGCTGCCAAAATCAGTCGTATTATCGAAAAAATAGAAGGAAAATGATACGTTTCTTATTACATTGGATTACAGTAAACGTTATTAGTTACTCTGCATATTGTGGAGGTATGACTTGGAAAGCTTTGAAAGGAGTAAACAAGGAATATGAAGGTAATGAATCTTGGTCCAAAGGTAAGAAAGAAACTATTCAAACACTCATAATTTGTATCACCATCATAATAATCATATCATGTCTGATATCTTAATGACTGCTAATCCTGCTCCGGCTTGGTTGGGTTATACCCTTTTAGTGTTCTACACCCTCGGATTTATCTTCTGCCTATTTATCAGAAGTGTAATCGAAGAAACTCCTCTTAAAAAAGCCTCCAACCCAGTTAGATATGGAGTTTTATTCCTTATATGGGCAGTTAGTCCGGCAGTAATAACTGGATTATTTATACTAACCCTCAAAATTCTTTTCAAGAATGATACTCGAGTTAAACGACATTGAAATAATTTTAAGGAAAGCCAGTGATGAAGAGAAGCAATCCATTCCGGTTTGGGATGCTTATATAGAGAAAGTAATCATAGACGGGAATATTCCTTCCCTTTTACGGGATAAACTCACTGGTAAGATAAATAATCTTACTCAGGGATTCACCCAAAAGTTCAGTGGTCAATTAAAGGGTAATATTGAAAATGAGATATTGTCCTTAGAGGAATATGTATACCGTAAACATGACCTAACCTTTACTAAGCTAAGAGTAGTAAGAGAACATTATTCATTAAGAATAACTACAGCTAAAGGTCAAACATTCGATATTTGGGAACCTTAATAAAAATATCTATATGGCAGTAAAAGTTTATACTCCGGGTCAGTTCTATGATGCTGGGGGAGTAGTAGAGGAAATGTTTTACCAAGAAGTTGGTAGAACAAAGAAGTACTTAAGGAAGAGAGTTGGTTTTGTACGTTATTTTAAACAAGTAATCAAGAATCTAAAGGATGAAGCTTGGAGAAAGTTTCATTACATGAAAGCTAACGTTAGAGGGGTAGATTATACCTTGGTATATGACCCCGATAATAAGGAATACCCCCTATCTTTTCGTAGAAACCAAGTTCTACTTCAAACAAAAGGCCAAGGTTAAAGAACCAGACCAAAAGTAGTAAATGTAATCACACAAAAGAGGTCAGATAAATACTGACCTCTTTTCCATTTTATATTACCAAGTTGTGGTATTGATAAAAAAGTATTCCTTTAGATGCGATAGTAACGGTGACTATGGCTCTAGATTGGTCGCCGTTAACGAAACCTTCTCCAATGGGTTGATTACCGTTTACAGAATAACTATGACTAAAGTGAAACTCTACCTCTGAATTATTAATTCTGAACCCCGTGGATATGGCTTTCTGTTCATATTGACCACCATAATCATGGCTATCTACTATCATAATGCCATCTATCTGTTCATTTTTAACTTGATTGTAGATAGTTATCAGTTCAACGGTAGATAGTACATTGGTCGTCCAACCTCCCCCAGCATTGGTTGGTAAGGGTAATTTTGCGAATTTCATATCATCTTCTTCTATTATGATTGGTACGTTTTGAGAATGGAATCCTAACATAGCCGTATTGTATGTGTTTAATGGTAAAAGTATTTCTTCTAAGAAATACTTATATGCATATATAAGGACCTTAACACCAAAAGCCATGTTAGGATTTCACTCACAGAATGTATTACAAATCTTGGAAAATATGAAGCCGATAATTTTTAGAATCAATGTTACCAATGAGGGTGAAATAACCTTCAATAAAGTAGAAGGAATGACCAATTCCCAGGCCTATGAACTAATGCTTCGGAATGGTTATGGTAAAGAAGGCGATGAACCCATCATACCCATCATAAGGGTTTCTTATGAAGAAGTAGGATCTGGTTATGATTATACCATGGATTTCATAGCTACACCAGTCATCAGCTTTAGTTCGGGTACCAAACCTCTCACCTTTACCTTAGCAGTACCGGCTATACCAAGAGAGGTTTCGGCCAGGTTAGATTTCGATGCTGCCTTATATGGTAAAGGAAGAATAGCAGACAACGTATTCGTTGGCCTGGTTATAAATGCCAATGGTAATGTAAGCGTTAAGTATTTCGAGAAATAACCATACTACATATATATATATATACCCGGTCATTTAGGCTGGGTATTTTTGTGTGAATAGGTCACCTAAGAGTATATCTCTAAGATATACTCTTACCAATAAACCTTACAATTTATGAGTTTGTTAATGTTTCATTCAGGCAATGTGCCTTTCACACTAAATGAAGATATGGTAGTCAGAGATTTGAAAATAGCCAGTACAGATGGTAATGGGTTTGAATTCCAGTCCACAGAAGTTGAAACCCAACAATTAGCCAAAGATATCATTGATGGTAAGGTAGATGCGGTAAGGGTGGTATTCGATAACAAAGCTCTCCAAAATCAAGGAGAGATGGACAAATATGGGTACATATACCCACCAATTTACATTAACCTTAGAGATTCTAATATGGTAGTACTTGGAATGGTTATGTTTGCTGTACCGAATAAAAATGGAGACCAAGTCATACAACAGATAACTATTGACAGTTTACCAGGTAACAGGGAAATAGTTACATGTTACCCATTGGATGGTTTTTATTGGAACATAGATTAAAAATTAAGTCCAGTAGTTTATAGGTTTCTACTGGGCTTTGTTGTGTATACATTACATCATTAAAAGTATATCATAGTGATATACTTTTAATCCATAAACCATACGATATGAGTTTACTTTTATTTCACCAAGGTAATGTACCTATAATCGAAGATGATATGAAATTCGCAGAAATCAAACTTGAGAACGACAAAACAACCGGTAAAAGCTGGGCATACATCGGGTTTGTTACACCAGAGGATGTACTCTCCCAAATTGTAATGGACCTCATCTATGGTAGGATAGATGGTATTAAACTGGTAATGGACCTGACATCTTTAAAAAGTCCAAGTACTCCAGAAGGAACTCACATCGTATGGTTTCCCTGTTACAATTTAGACTTTGACAATCAGAAACTCACCCTAAATGTAAATAACTCCGGTATACAAATGCCAACAGACGACGGAGCACAGATAATAAACTACATTACCATATATGCCAACGGAGATTTAGGTATCATGTTATTAGATAGGCAATAATCCTAAGAGGGGCTCACTACCAAGGGTCCCTCTTATTGTGTGTATACCTTGATACCGAAACGATATCTTCAGGTCTATATCCCTTAAATTCATGAATACTATGTTAAAGGTTTTATTTCATATCCTTTTCTCCTTTATAGGATTCACACTTACATTGGGAATAATGGGTGGGGTCCTTTGCTCGTTGCAGAAACATTCTAGTAAATTATTACAAATAATAGGTGAGTTATTCATATTCGGAATAATTTGCATTCTGGTAGTCACTCTTACAATAATTATAATTAAACCCTATGCCTAATCATGGAACAGAAAGAGAAGAATAGGATTATCCTGGAATGGATAACCAAAGCCAAGGAGATTTATGTGAATACCATTATTAATTGTGGGATGTGCAAGTCATTCAAATTGGCTGTATTAAGGGATTCAGAATTAGAGAAGTCTTTGATTTGTATCTTACAGGATATGGGACATGAGTCAGAGATACTTGATGGTAAACTATTGTATAATCCTGAATGGCCTTTTATACTTATCCCTGAATTTAACTTTGAGTTCTTAGGTGGAGATAAAACTACTGAGGCTTATAGGGAATTTCAAAACCATAAGTTGACCCTTCGAGAAATATTTTGGTGGAGTAAGTGGGATAGTGAAGTAAGGGTTAAGGCTTTTGATAGACTTATAGGGATATATAAGGCTAAATCATGAGCCTTATAATAGGAGCCAAAAAATATCCCGGAAAAATTTTGTGAAGAGCCTTCGGAGGGGGTTCTTCATTTTGGGTATGGAGAGGGGGGTATGTGGCATGTGCCTTTCAGGAAGAGCTTAATGCGAGGTTCTTAAAAACATCTGGCAGTAAAACGGGGCCACGGTGGCCCTATCGCAAAATTAAATTTTATTAAAAATAGGGGACAAATTTGTCCCCTATTCGATTTTATTTACTTGCTTTCTTTTTCATTCATTGCAAGTAAGAAATTTTTGATTGTGTCCTTTTTTTCTGTATTTGCATTTGCATCGACGATGCAATTTGCATTTATATATACTTGCTTTGCATATTCTTGCCATGCTTTTTTTAGTGCTTTCCTTTTTTCTATATTTTTATTGCTTGCAATAAATTCTGCTATGAACGCATCCAACTTTTTACGCAACTTCATTCGCAGATTCTTTTTTTCTTTGTCGGTTTTGCATTCTGCAAAGATTTCTTTTTTGTAGATGCTTTTTCTTTCGTTGGTCGAAAAAATTTCGTTGCCGATTGCTAAAATTTCATTTGCTTTCATAGTAGTAAAATTTTTAATTGGTTTAACTTTTATTAGTTCTTTTCTGTATTACAAATATACAACAAATATTTTCAATTACAAAATTTTAGACATAAATTTTGATTATATTTTTCTATAATAAAACGGATTAGAATAAATATTGCCTATTAAGGAATTAGGGTGTTAGGGTAGGTGGGTTTAATGGTAGGTTGAGTATAAGGTTATTGTTGGTAGGAGGGTTTGTTGGTATAAGGTCTGATTGAAATATGGCCTTAGCTGGTGCCAGTGGGTACCTTAATTCCCTTGCTAAGGCCTTTAATGTTCCTTTTCATTTTCGGCCTTAGTCCTCAGGAATCTAGAACTATATAATTTTATAACTAAGTAAACTTATATTCCGTAAGTATTAAGTTTCTATGATATGCCCCTGCTTGCAAATGGGAACACTTATATTGCAATCATTTCCACTGAAATTGGAAAATGGTTGAAGGCCTTATTGAGTACCATTAGGTACCTTACTCTATAATATAAAAGGCCTATAAGCCAAGCCACTAAAAGCGATATAAGGCCTTAACCCTATACATATCTAAAAGGCCCCCTATAAGGTAGGCCTAAGTTTAGGTTTAACCTGGGTTTTATTCCAGGTAGGATATATTTAGGAGAATAAGCCCGTCGGCGATATTTGATGAGGTTATTCGGATAGAGCCCAGGTCCGAATTAAGTTCGAAGTTGAGTTTTTCGATTATGGGAGTTTCGAAGTCCCGGTCGGATTCCTGGTAGGAGGTATCCAGGATAAGGGAGGTGATTTCGGCACCGTGGGCAGAATCGAGAGTCCAGTTGTGAGAGTGATAGAAGGAGAGTTCCTCGGGTTGAGGGAGAAGGTCGGTGAGGGTTTGAGCAATTTGGGAGATTGCAGGGAGTGCAGAGTTGAGCATGGAGAAGGTTGCAAGTTGGTTTTGCAGTTGGTTCTCAATTTGATTTTTAATTTGATTTGTCTTCATAATTGTAAAGATTAAAAATTAGTTATTTCTTTTCTGTATTACAAATATACAACAAATATTTAATTTGCACAAATTAAATATTAGGGCCTTCAAGTGGGCCTAAGGTTTATGGCCACTATAAGGCACCCGATGGTACCCAGGTTGAATCCATAAAGGCCTTATAAGCTCATAAATAAAAAAGGCCTGGGTTGGCAGGCCTAACAGAAAAGAGAAATGAAAGCAAATAGGTGGGCCAACCCCCACCTATGCCAATGTCTCCATATAGGTTATATACATTCCCAAATCACTATCCGCAAAGGTTAATGCAATCCCAGCCCGGTTCGAAGTTACCATGGTAATCCCATTACCAACTTCGTTTACCTTGTAATCACCTTGAACATATTCCTTGAATTGCTCGGTTAACCTACCGGTTAAATCCTGGCTTGCCTCGCATAACTTATCAATCCAATCGTAATCCTCGTTATACAGAGTCGGATTATATTCCAGGAACATAGCCTGAAACCAACTATCATCACTGCGAGGGTTAAACTCCTGGGACATACCCGGAATAAAATACGAAGCCCCGTTACCTGCCTCGTAAGCCTTATCCTTAATTAACCCCTTAACTGATGCAATTAAATCAAATCTTTTCATAACCTTAAAATTAGTATAATTATATTATATTTGTAATACAAATATAATATAATTATACTATATATGCAAATTAAATATGAAGGCCTTTGAAGGTTAGATTTTATCGACCTCCAAACCTTCCGGACCCATATTCAGGATATAACCCGCCTGAATCAAATTATTAACTACCGAGGGTACACATTTCTTAATATGCAACCTGAATTCCGATTGACCCATATATCCCACGAAGTTATCCTTAGGAGTATTGATTGCCAATTCGGTTGAATGGTGTTTGGAAATGATTTCCAGGGCAGTGGTGAAGTCTTTAGGATTAAGCATGGCCTTAAATGTTTTGGGGTTTATTATTTATCTTTCTTTATGCAAATATAAGAATAATATATAATATATGCAAATAAATATTCTGGGCCTTATGAAGGCCCAAGGCCATAATCCTAAAGGCCACTAAAAGCTAATCCTTATATAATATAAAGGCTATATTAAGGTACCTTAACCTACCATAAAAGGCCTTAAAAGGTACCCTAAATGTGCCTTAAACCAGCCTTAACTTGAGAAATCAAATCTCCAATACTCTATTCCTGGCATATCGATTTTAGACACCTGTTCCAAAATCCCCTAAAAGACTCGCATATATATAATATAGATTGTATTCTTTAGGGATTAGGATTAAGGCCCTTAAAGGCACCTAAGTGTACCAATGAAGTTATTCATCTATTCTCAGATATAGACCTATAGAGAGGCTATAAGTCTCTTTATCGAAAAGGCCTTAGCTATGGGCCTTAACCTTAATCCTAATGGACTTATTATAATATATATATATATGATTGATTAAGGTAGGGGTTTGGGTACCTTTAGGGCAGCCTTTAGGGCTCTCTTTGGGTCTTAGGGCCCTAAGTCGACTTAGCTACTACGTATAGTAACCAAGATAGCTCCAGAGCTCTTAAGGTACACAGTTGAGAGGGCCCATCACCTACCTTAAATTTTTTTCCTCACCCCGATTTTATGGCCCTTGGACTTCTTCGATATCTGAACCTTATTACCGACTGCCTGTTAACTTTTGCCCTAACCTAACACATAAATAAAAGGCCTCTAAGATATAAGCCAATCCTAAAAGCCTTATATGATTGATGATTATAAGTATATGTATTTATATAAGCCCTTATATATGGATGTATATATTAAGGATTGTATTGATATTTGGGATTTTTTCTTTGTTTGGGGTTGGGGTTGGGTATTAGAATCCTGGCTTTAGGTTGAGATGCCTTAATACTTCCCTTAGTTCGGAATCTGTATAAGCCTTAGCCTTTTGGATTGGGATGTTGTTGTGGTTTGAGGCTATGATGATTGCCTTTTCTTTTGATACCTTAATTGATTTTCTTTGTTTCATGGGTTATTCTTTGGTTGTGGGCATATCTTCTTTTTCTACCCAGATTTTATCTATGGTGGTTCTATGGAACCTGCCTTCGGTATTTAGGATTATGGCCATTTGATAACCTGAACCACAGTGCCAATGTTGGATATATCCCTTGTATACAACATCAGTGTAAAGCCCCGTATCTTCATCCCTTTCTTGACTGGTGTAATGTACTAAAATGTCTTTCATGGCTTTATATTTATTAGATTATGTTATAGGTGAATGGCATCTTCTGCCTAATATTGAGCTATGGTCTCTTGTATATTTTGAGGTTTTTCTTCGGTTGGGATTGGAATGAATCTCTTTCCTTCACAGAAGGTATAACATCCTCCCCCTCTTCCCGAGGTACCTGGCATTCTGTACATATATGGGTTGTGGATTTCATAATTAGTATTTGATTTGGATGATTATCCAAGCAGTTACCAGTATAATGGTTATCAGAATAACCCATTCCAGTAATGCTTGCAGTAATAACCTAAGTATTTTCATAGCCTGTTATCTTTAAGTTACTAGATTGGGTAGTAGCAGCGGATAATGATTATCCCTTTATGATTCCTGATTACCGATATGTCCTCGTATTGGAAATAATCCAGGAAGTTGGAGTAAAGGTCGAAGACTGCTTCCAGGTCTCCATTTGAACCTCCGAATATTTCAGTACCAGGAGCTGGTGTGAAGGTGAAAGTATGATGACCACCATACTGATTGTTTCTGGTCTCTATCTTGGTGAGGAGCATACCATACCTTCTGAGAAATTCCCGAAAGGTGCAATGGAAATACATCTCCGGGTCTGTCATGCCTTGTCTTTTGCACCATCCGTGAACTTTCTTCAGGAGGTATAAGTAATTGTCTGGTTGTTTTTTCATGGCCTTAATTTATTTAATTAATTATTATCTTATTTCCTATATACAAATATAGCAAATATTTTGTAATTATGCAAATAAATATTGAAGGCCTTTACCAGCGTTCGTCTTCGATAGTGATGCGAATGTGGACATTTTGTTGAGGATGCTCCTTTAACCATCTCTCAATCTCTCCAGCCCTTTCGAGACTGTCTATATAATCTGGAGCTAAAGCCTTAACTGTTTCATAAGGTAAGCTCCCATCGGGATTTATCCAGGGTTTAGCAGGTGGCTCTTTTACCTGGTTTTTATTCTCGATTACTGCCATAATAACTACAATCAGAACAATGGCAATAGCTAACCACATGAATATGATTAGAGTACTGCCTTCTGAGTTTTTGTCTTGAGTTTTCATGAGACTTTATCTTTTAGTTGAACATTGTGAGCTGACATGAGTTCAGCTTTTGACATGAACTCTTTCATGTAACTCTCATTAAAGAGAGTGAGTACCTTCTCTCCTGTCTTGGTGTTGACCATCATGGTAGGGAGTACCTTAGACATTTTAGGTAATCCATCTTTACCGGGTTCCAAGTCCTCAATTAACATTATCTCCGTTTCTGGGTCTAACTCCAATATGTACGGAACCAATTCAAACATTTTCATAGTTTTGACTTTATGATATCCCTGATACCTATTAGTTTTAACTTTTGTTCAGGGGTTAAACCTGGGTCCTTCATTGCTTTGTTGACTTCAATATATAACTCCTGCATCTTTATTCTGTAGAGGGGTCCTTTGATATGCTTGCATACCCAGTTGTATTCTCTACATATCTTGTTGATTGAACTCATGCCTGAATAGTTATTACCAATCCCAGGTTGCAGCTCCCTACCAGTACTTCATCATCCCCAGTGGAGAGAATCTCCTTTATTTGAGTCATTGCTCCTCGGAAACTCATTTTGACTGCTCCCTCCATTTCATTGAACTTGACCAAAAGAGTATGCTTATATGACTGAGGAATGCTGTCCTGGTCATATTTAATCTCTACCTTATAATCGTAGAGTTCCAACCCCAGTCGGGAATCTAACTCTTCTACCATTCCAAGGTAGGTGTCTTGGATTGCTTCCTTGATGCAATCAACCTCTTCCTCATAAATCTTCCCTAACTTGTAGGACTCCTTGAGACCCGTAAGCATAACCTTTTTATAATCTTTCATAATATTAGGGTTTATCTTTATTTCTTTATACAAATATAGATATAATATTTTTAATATGCAAATAAAACTTCCCGGTATCTATGGGTGGGGATAGATTCTAGAAACTTTAGTTCCCATTTGGGTCTAGTTTTATTAGTAACACAAAAAAGACCTCTAGAAAAGAGGTCTTAATGGTCCTTTATTTATTAGGCCTTAGCTGGTATGAGAACCGGTTTGTAATAGATATCTCCTTCTGGTATGAGAGGATGTTTGAACAGCTCATATTCCAAGGCTGAATTATCAGGAAACTCTACGAGGATACATATACCGGAATATACTTTCCACCCGGGTCTGTCTTTGATATCATCACTGAATAGGCTTATAATATCTATCCGTACTTTGTTCTCCACTGGTTTTGTATCGAACAATTTATTAGTAAAGTTAAGTACTATACCTTTGATAGTGGGGTAATACTTCGGGTCGTACGTTTGGTACATTGATTGGCAGTAAAGTCTGCTTGCCCTTACTAAAAGGTCTATTTTCTTATTAATGTGCATAGTTATAAAAAGGTTAACGTTACATGATTTTGTCGAATACAAAGTAATTAGTAGCTTCGTTCATAGGAAGATAATGAGTCTTCTTCATAAAGTCTGGTCCGGCTATAGTTATAGCCCTCACGTTGTTTGCTTCATCATCCTCTACATTGAGAATCATACCGATATTTGTATGAGTATCTGCATGGGCTACTCCTAATAGCATTCCGGGACAAATATCATCCATGACTTGCATATCGATATATTGTCCATCTTCTGATATGGTATCTACATATTTACCATTCTCTACATACTGGAATAGATTGCACCAACCTGTGATAGTATGTATCTTTATTTTAGTTGCACAGGCTGATGCGGATAGAGTTACTTTGCTATTAGTGCATAACCAACCCTGACGATTTACTTTTTCATCAGTGAAGACAATATCTTCCTGATAAGGAGGATAAGGTAACCCGAATACTTTAATCTTCTTACCCTCATTGATAAGTTGATTGATTTTGGCTACCACTTTGGTCGCAGTTAAAACTTCTTTCATAGTAGGTGTCTGTGTTATAGATTGAACTGAATTTCTGCTTTATATCCTGGCTCTAAACTCCCTGCCGTAAAGGGTATACCCAAATAATGAGGATATGGATTATGCCAGATGTTGTGGTTAGATAGTTGTTCAGAAGCTTCCTTGATATTATCTTCTCCCGAGATATAGAATCTTATCTCTTTCTCATTGGCCGAAACTACTTTGAGAAACCCTTGTACAGTTATATTAACTGTAACCTCCCGAGCTTTAATTATTAAGTCCATAACCTTTTAATTTTTGTTTATACAAATATAAGAAATTAAATCTAATTTTGCAAATAAAAATCAATGGTTATCTTCGAGTTCTGGGTCTATTTCTTCGTAGTCTATCCCCTCTTCTATTTCTCGTCGGATTTGATGATGGTCTTCTTCAAAGGCTTTTAAGGCACCATGGTAGTCTCCTGTTACGCTATCCAATTCGGCCTTTTTGAGAGTTAAGCCCTCTTTATCTCCTCTATTGCCCTCTTGTTTTGTTGCAACAACAACTGGTAATTCTTTAAAGTCATACTGATTTTCTACATATTCTATCTCTTTTATACCACCCTTGTCAGCAAGCTCTTTTTGAATCATAGACATGGCTATATCACGGGTTAGTACTGGTTCAGACTCACCCGTATTGTTGAATTGATTGTTCTGTTGGTTAAAGATATTTACAGTACCGCCACCAGACACTGCCCGTACCAAACTCTGAAGAGAAGTTGTAGATTGTTGCTTCAATCCTATAGCTTTATTGACTTCTGCAGTTATAAATGGAGCATATCTTCCACCTTGAGAATCCCTGAGTATTTGTAGCTGTTGACTTATTTCCATACGGTCTTCCAGTGCCCAGCCTATGCAAGCCCCCATCAGAGAATCAGCAATCTCATCCATCTTATTACGATCAAATAAGCCGTTATCTAGAAACGTTTGTTTCATCTGCATCTGGATAATTGACGGTTCACATTTTAGAAAATCTGAGAGCTCATTTACTGAATAAACCCTTGCCCACAATCTCCCATTGTTTACTATCCAGGTATGAATAATGAACTTGGTCAGATTCTTAAGAGCTTCATCATCTCCAGCATTAGCCTGTAAGGCTAATTGGGTTATACCTAACCCCCTTGGGAATCGTGGAACTATCTTTGATTCTTTCATAATGGTTGATTTTGGTATCTAATAGTTAATCCCCATGAAAATAAATAAAAAGGCCCTATTATGGCAAGGGCCTTTTTGAATTAACTCTTTGATAGTCAGGTTGCTGGATCACTGGAATAGGCTTACCTTCAATTTCGATGAGCTTATTGACAGCTTGAATTCAGTGATATGTTTTTCGAACTTAAGCTGGTTACTCAGTGATAAAAGTCCTAAAAACAGCTGATCTACATGTTTGGGATAGATTAACTCTATAGTAACCGAATTAGGTTTATATTCAAACCCCAAATTTACCTCTTCTTCGCCCTTCTCCTTGTAGGTAGACAGGATATTTTCTTCTACCATAGTAGCCAAGGTTAAAAATGTCCTCATAAAATCTTAGTAACTTTAGAGTCTTGTATTATTAGGATTTACTTCTTTCTCTTTGCTTTAGTAGCCTTTACCTTGCCCTCCTTGGCCAAATTTTGGGCAACTCCGTAGGCAACTACGGCCTCCAATATTGGCCTCATTCTCTTTTCTTTCTCCTTGGCTTCTTTTTGCCTTTCTTCTTCCTCTGCCATAAGTTTAGCTTCTCTTTCCTGGGCCTTTTTACGCCTCTCTTCTAGTTCCTCATGAATATTAGGGAATAGGTTTGCCCTGAGAGGTATTACATGAAGGGCAAAGAATGCTGAGAATAATCCATCGGATAAAGGCTCACCTATCTTCTTCTTGGAAATTTGCCAAAACTTATCCTGCTGTTCTTTGATGGCATGCAGGAATTTTTCATAGGTGAACTGCACCTGCATTTTTTTACATGCAGTAATCATGGCCTCAATTCGGTCCTTAAATTCCTGGCCGAATGCCTCCATAAATTTTTTCCGGTTGAAGTTGTAATTGGGTTTATCCAATTTGAACTGTTTTACATACTCTGCAGTTTTCATAGTGTCTCGTTGTTTATAAGTTATTGATTTATTAAGTGTTTTAATGCTGATTCTCTAGTTACCACTTGGAAAAGGTAGCCTATATACCTATCTTCCCAATAAGATAACCAAACTGGGTTAGGAAACCTAAACTTATTCCTTTCCTTTATCGGAATATTTCGAGGCATTCCCGAAATATATAATAAGTGAAGCCCATTAGTATTCTCGATAAATACCGGATGTAACATATTTTCGTCTACCTTAAAATACCCCTTTATGACATAATCTGGGATATACTGATTTGACCTTATTCCGCAATCGAATGCCAAATCCTCTACCTGATATAATTCAGGATTAATAGGGTATTCTTCTTGGGATTGTACCCCTTCCTGAGATTGAAGGTAGTAGGTTATTTTGGATTTATCAAGCGTTACGCTTTTTACTCTTTCGGGAAACATGGTGCTTATCTTTTAATGGTACATAGTCTTCGATGTCATCCAATCGGTCAGTCACTAAAGCATATACGAATAGCTTAGCAGGACGGAAGAAGAATCTTCTTATATTCCTCTCCGAAATGTAATGGTCGTATATCTTAAAGAATTTTTTCTGATGCCTATGTTTAAGGTTCCGTTGCGTTAGGTATGACCTAAGGACTTCTTTGTGCAACTCTAACAATTCTTTATCTACTTTCTGAATTGCTTTCTCGGGTAAGCCAACAACCATAATCTTTCATATCATTAAAGGGTGATTATACTAAGGGGCCAGAGCCTTAGCCCTGTGCCCCTCTCCTACTATGAAAGATTAGATTGCAACGGATTCCTTGACGAATTGGTTCTTGTACTCCAGGTATTCCTTCTTGGCCTTCTTGTACTCCTTCGAATCCTGGTTCTCGATTCGGAGCATGGCCAGCTCCAGCTGATGAATCTTGTTTCGGACCTGCTGCCGGAACTTCTTCCTGGAGAGTGTATCCTCGCAGTCTGCGGGGTAGATGTACTTGACTTCCCGTTTCGTTACTACCTCCTCGACGAGGTTGGCTTCGACTTTCTCCTGGGTCTTTGAGATGAGCTTGTCCTTCTTGGACTTTTTCTTTTTCTTTTCTTCGGCCGCCGGTGCTGTAGCTTCTTCCTTTTTCTTGCCCTTTTTCAGAGCCTCCTTGGATTTCTCCACCTTTTCAGCCTTCTCCTCGACGAGGTTGTTGATGCCTTCGACCAAATCGGTCTTTTCCAGTTTCTGAGCCTTGTTGTTCTTGTTCTTTTTCATGGCTTACAATGTTAAAAGTTTGACATTAAATTAAAATTGTTATTATCTTTATTTCCTAATGCAAATATAGGGGAACTTTTCTATATTTGCAAATATTTTTATCATTTTCTTTGAGGTTGTGTTCTTGGCTTCTGGTGTGTTAACCCCTTATAGTTTTTCTCCTTTATTGTTTATGCAAATATAGATATAAAAATCAACCTCTGCAAATTATTTCACTAATTCTTTAGAGGTTCGTTTATGGTACAGGTAATCTCAAGGTATTCTAAGCATTGAGCCTGTTTTCTATACATGTTAACATAGACATTTTGTCTGAATCCGTCATCTTGAATCTCTACGGATTTAACCCGAGATTCAGGGCCCATAAGCTCATTATAGGTTTCAGCTACGGTTGATGGCTTCATTTCTCGGATAATTTTTTGAGAACCTTCTTGAATTTAGCCATGTAATAACAGTCTTTGGTAGGGCATTTACCGTCAGGTGTAATGTTTTCATTGGCACCACACTTGGTCATGCCCGTTGCTTTGTAAGGACAACACTTACGATGTGCTGCACATGCAGCCTTAAATTCTACTGTACTCATCTCTGTATTTCTATTACACCACCTTCAGGATTAACTACCAATAATATCTTGGTGCCATCGGCCTTGGTTAAATAATATCCATAGGCCTTTATTTCATTGTGAAGACCTTTGAACAATATCTCGTAGTCTACATGCTGGGTTTTTAACAGCTTTATATCAGCTGCCTTTGCTTTGTTTACACACCCTATAGTAAACCCGGCTATAATGAGAAGGATAGCAACTGCTATCATTACTTTTATCATTATGACTATGGCTCTCACTGGATTATTCATAATATTCTTTTACTTTGGTTAAACGGCATTTGAATTTGAACGGCATTACATAGTCTCCCCACCACCCCGATAGAGGTAAAATACACCCGATAATGGCATAGTAGTAGAAAGTTTTTGCAACAAATTGCTGTTTCTCATCGTCCCAAAAAGTATCTACTCTAGCATCTTCATCTGTTGCAGGGTCTACATATACCCAGTGATATGACAACCTGATAAATAACCATTGTAGTATCAGGATGTTTATCCATCCAAGGATAGTCATACCAAATACTTTCTTCCATACCCAGCTGTTTGTTTGCTTTACTTCTTTTCCCATAATCCGTATGTTGGTTGAATGTTTTTAAGTCGATGATATATGTCCAGAGTTTTCCATATTGACTCTGCTTGTTTTATTACTACATCCTTTGCCTCCCGATGAGTACTAAAGGTATTCCATAATTCCGGAGTGTAGTTGAGACATTCCATACATTCAGGTTCTCCCTGCACATGTTTTACCCTTATGTAGAAATAAACCTCTCGGTCTATTATGTGACCAATACGTTCCCCCTCGAATAGAATCTGAGCTTTTGGTTTGAAGTCGAATACATTTTTACTTCTGGTACCGTGAACGTATTTGTTTACTTTGAATCTTACTATCCCTGCCATATCAATCCATGTTTCTTTCAAAGTATTCGTAGAAGTCCGCATCCTCAGTTAACTGGTCCAGTAATTCCTCTACATCCATATCCAAGTATACTGATGCCCCTGATACTTGTAAAGTTATCCCAGAACCATAACTGCCAGAAGACCCATGAAGTTTTAACTCCTTGGGCCTTTCTCCGGTATATTCATCTCGATAATGAATAATACCTTTAGAGTAATCATAACTCTTTACCTCGGATAAATGCCTGGATTCATCCCAGTTTTTCCAGTGAGGAGTTGCATCAGGAGTGGGTGGAACTGTTTTACCATCCCACAGTATGCATACTACGCAGAAGGCTGATACTCCTATTATCATCCTCTTTGCAGCTTCCCAAAGGGTCTTGGCCTCATCTGGTTCTCCGTCTGGTGTGTAATATCTTTTCATAGTTTCAAATTGAATATCCAACAAATAAAACTGAATATTAACAATATTATTGAAGCCGTACCATACAATATAAATAAGGGTTTAGCGGCTTCCCACATAGAGTCTCTCTCTTTCATAATCTTTCCGGCATACTTATTCCGGATTCTCTTTTCGAATGATTTACCTACTGATTCTCCATCTTGGATATCCT